TTGCAGGTTTAAGATTTTGATTACCAAGATATGAACTTTTTTCACTCATTCAATTTGTCTCAATTGATCCATTCTACCTTTTATAATTGCTTGTAGATCACTTGTACTACCAACAAAGATAGAATTATTTGTTATTTGACCAGCAGATTGCTTTTGTTGCGGTTGATCGCTCTTTAGATCTTGTATTTGTTTATGCATAGTTAAAAGATCTTTATTTACATCCGCTACGCTTTTGATAAGGGTAGCAACAACCTCATATGCTCTGGGTTGTTGGGTTTCGGATGCTACAAGTAAGATACCATCAATCGCTTCTGCTCCGCGTTTGATTATATCTTTAAGATTTGTACGAATTTCTTCGTAATCTTTATCTAAATGTGTATTTGATTTATCTTCAACTTTTTGAATTGCAGTTTCTACAATTTCAACTTTTTGTATGTTGAATTCATTTTCAAGATTTTCAAAATTTTTAGGTTCCATTGTTAATCCGTATATTGTTCTGTTATCTCCACCACGACTGTATAATCATCCGAATTCAAAACAGTAGTATATGGTTTTACTAATATTTTTTCATTATTACTATCATAGACAAAATCACCGTTTGAATTTTTTTCAAATACAGCGGCGTATACTTTTATTTTAGCATATTGTGAAGATCCCATTATCCCTCCAGTGCTTGTATATCTTGTATATTATTTTCACTTAAAGTAATTAACGGTATTTCCATTTGAGGAGCAAACAAATTAATTCTTGCAGTAAAAGAATAATCCCAAAGAATTATTCTTGGATTTATATCTAATGCACCTTCGTAATCAACATTTTGCGATACAGAATTTAATACAATAGGAACATTCATTCTTTCTCCTTCTTCTCCTAGCACATTTTGTTTAATTGCTATTGTAAAATCGGGTGTAAAATAAGGAAGAATTTGTTCTGCTATTTGCAAACCATCATCAATATAACGAACATATGCCGTCATATTAAAATTTACATTATATGGAACTTCTGTGTATAATAATTTTGTTTCTGAAGTTTGTGATTCAATAAAGCGTTTATTTATTGATGGTTTTTTACGAGAAGCATCGTAAGTGATTTCACCAATATCAAAACCAAGTTTTGGTAAAATTGTCTGTAAAACAATACTGTCATTATTTTCTCTATTCAAAGTATCTTTATATCGTTGTATAAATTTTTCTTTACTGCTATAGAGAATTGGTATTTTTATTTTTACTGGATTATTATCTTGTGTTCTGACAACATATAAGTTATCAAATAAAGAACCAAAACCTATTACTATTTTTCTAATAGTAGAATAATAAAATGGATCTCCAAACATCAGTAATTACCTCCAGAGAATGGATCATTTTCTGTAAAGTCATATACATCTCCAGATTGTGTCTGTAGATCGTTATTATTTACGCCTGGACGGTGATCTCCGTCTGTCTTAATGTTGAATTCATCAATAATACCATCATTATTATTATCAATTTTTTCAATCTGATTATTAATTGCTTTATTAATGTTTTCGTCGTTGACATTAATTTGCTCGTAAGAGTAGCGTACCTTCTCACAGGTTAATCTAAAAGAATAAATTCTACCCTGTTGGTAGAAATCTGCGTCTTGATCCGCAAACTTAATTTCATATAAACCAAAATCTAACGGAAAATATATTAAATCACCTTCGGTTGGTCTTTCAATTTGACGATCAGTGAAGTATTTTCTAAATGCTATGGTTTCGTGTATAAAACGATCTTTAGACACCATCAAACGAATGATATCTCTGTTTTCCAAACCAAGTTTGGTAATGGTTTCTTTGTCACCATCATATCCAGTTGCAGACTCTAAATGCATTTCAATAGGAAACGCATAACGAAATTTTGCACTAGTATCTTCACCAAAAATAGCATCCATATTTCTATATTCTCTAGGAATATATAAACAATTGATACCATGAATCTTTATTGACTCTTTAACCAAGTCATTAATTAGATCCTGTGTTGGTTTATATCCAATGTTGTTGAAATATGGATTTACTGCCATTTTATCCTACCATAAAATCTGGTGGTAATTCATAACGAGATGCCATTTCTTTTTCTAAAATATCAATTTCTTGTATTGCTTCGGTAAATATTTGAGAACCATTTAGGGTAACTCCTCCCGCCAAAGAAATACCATTATACTTAGAAAGATTTGATCCCCATTGTTTTTTAATTAATGCAGTCGTATATGCTTTTAATAACCTATCGTTATAAATTTCTGGATATGTTTCTGCATCCAGAATTTTATATGCTTCAAACATTAACCAATCGCCTGGTTGATAATCCTTCCATGCGGTATCTAAGTATATTTTATTTGTAACTTTACTAAATCTAACTGCTTTTTCTGGTGTTAGATAGTCTTGAAGCAATCCTAAGTGTCTACGAGTTATATCATAATGTTGAATGGATCCCATTGTAAATCCACTGCCTGTACTTGAATACAAACCAAACATGTCGGACAGTGCTATTTGATATTTGGCATCAAAAATATTAACTCCTGCTGAACCACCTAAAGTATTAAACATCTGAAATACACGGACTACTGACAGGATTGAATTGCCGTCTGGATCCATTGCAGGAGCAGCAACAATGTTTTTTGATGGATCTGCAACTGTTGGTGCTTCCAGATCAATATATTGCTGATCTATATCGGTTTGGGTCAGTTGTTTTGGCAAAAATACTCGTTCCGTACCGTCATAATGCATTTCTGAAAATAATAATAGAGCATCATCTAAACGATCCTCTATTTGAGCATCATCTACATTTATCTCTATTACTGGATACCCCAGTTTTCTGAGGCAGTAGTCTTTTAATTCCTGACGAGTCTGTATTATTGCCATTTAAATCTCCCGAAAACTCTCTTATATTTATGTTTTCGGGAAATTTTTTATTCCGAAAATATAAAATCTATAAGCATCATATTAGAAATTGTCATACTCATTCCTGATAAATCTGAAATAGGAATTTGGTTTATATTAATTTCTATTTCTTCTTCCAACAATTCTGTTAGTTGGGTTTTTATTAATTCTACATTTTCATCAGAAATAACAGTCTTTCCATCTTCATTAGTTGTTTGATAATTTAATAATAATTTATTTTTTGTATTTTCAAAAACATCCAGTTCTGCTTGTAGAGTATTTAATGTCTTTGCTAACCGATATGCAGTTTTGGCATTTGTTGCTTGAGTTGTAAGTATTTTAAAAGCCGGAACCGCATTTACTAATTTATTTAATTTTATTTTCATAATGTATATCTCCAAAGTTAAATTATTTCACATAAACAATTTGTAGCCTGTGCAATTTGTATTTCTGTTTGATTAAACAAATTCATCATATCGGTATATCTAACGGAATTTGTATTTCCACTTGTAGTTGTTCCTGCAATCGTTCCAGCAGTAAAATTATAATTGTCTGTATAAATTGCTGTGTTATTAGTGCTTCCATCGTCAGAATTTGTTGAAATTGGAGTTGCTGCTGCTGCGGTATCAATATACCAACCATCTTTAGCAGTAATACTAGGAATTCTACCATAACGATATGATTTTAGTTTATTTATTCCAAAATTATTTATTGGTTGCAAATTGGTATTAAGACCATTTGCAAACCAACTTCTAAATGGTTGAGTCTGTACTCCAGTTCTATCTGTAAGTGGATACAATCCTATGTATTCAATACTAACGCAACAATTAGATTGACTTGGATTTATAGGTACTCCAGTATTTATACATGCTTGACAATTATTATCACCCACATTTCTAACTTCAATAACAACTTGATGAGTTTGTGTTAATCCTCCAGAACTTAATGGCATAGGAAATTCAAATAATCCCCAACGAGAAGTCATTGTTTCAGTTATGGGAGGTCCTGGCAATATTGTTGTTCCTACATTATTAAAATCTGGAGAATTAGAATCCTGTGTATTAAGTGGTATACCAAGAACAATTCCACAGGCTTTTTTCTTTCCACTCATTAATAATGTTAATTCTTTTAATAAATTATTATTATCATATTGATTATTTACCCATAAATTTAATCGTTTTTTATAAAATTTAATGTATCTTCCGCGCAAGTCTATATTAGTTCCAGTAGTAGGATCTATAAAATTAGGTACATTTACATAAAATGGAGTAAATATTTTTGCATACCATGCTGATGGACATCTTCCAAAATTATCTAAACATGGAGAAGTGCCAGATGTCACGCCGCAACCATTAACTGGATCATCACATTGTTGGGGATCACATCCTGCCATACTTAAAAATGAAAAATCTGTAAATTTTGGTAATGAATCTGCCATTGCAGAAACATTAACAATTGAACCATTATTTTCCTCTCCTTTTTCATAATTAAAAAGATATTGTGGCATTTTACCTACTAATCTTTTATTATAAAATGCACTGGGACTATCATCACCTAGTGGGGGAGTTCTTGGCAATCCATAACAACTACCTACACTACAAGTATAACTGTCTGGATAAGATTCACAATTATCCGAAGTACAACCAGTATCAATTAAAGAATAAACATCTGTTTGTTGTATAAAATTTGAAGGAGATAAACAACTAGGATTGGTTTCACCAACTGAATTTGCTTGTACACCAGTTGCATAACATGTAGATGAAGAACATGTGCATATTGGTTGAGTTGTCGGATTTGGAATAATTGGATTGCAACCAAAAACACCATCACATGGACAAATTGTATTTGAATATAAACCATTACATAAACTATTATTTAAGTAATATGTTCCAGATTGAAACCCATGTCTGGTATCAAATATGATATTGTTAGTTTGTGGAAATATTGGTATGGTAGTTTGAGTATGCCAAGCAGCAGCGGATTTTGTATTTTTACTATTGATAAAAAATACAAATCTATCTGCAATTGTAAATGTTTTAAGTTCTGCTAGTACATATGAAGGTGGTGGTGGAATCGGAGGTGGCGATTCTACGAAATCGTAAATTCTGGCATAAAATGGAGATTCCAGATCAGGATCTCCACTATATTCTGGATCTGCTAATTCGTGTATTAAATTTAAATTTACAGGTTGACCTGTATTTTGCCATATAGAACAGTTCCATCTAGGTGTTGCAGTAATTGTATTTACAGGATAATGTACAAAAGTGCCAACATTGCATGGCAAATAACCATCACACGGTCCGCCTGGTTGTGTTGGATTTTCGGTTGCAGTTGGAATTTGCCAAACCAGTTCAGCAGAAGTAGCACCCGCTGTTGTTTTTGCATAAAGTGAAGTAATATTTGTAGGCGGTATTAATGGAGATGGATTATCTTTTACTTTTAAATTACCTATAACTTCGGGTATTGATGTAATGTTTGAGTCTGATGTTTTTAATTTTACTTCTTTAGCCATTATAAATTTCCATCAAATCAGAATGAATAATATAGAGTATTTATAGGATCTGTTGCTAATACTCCAGCACCAGCGTTATATGGTTTGATAATATAACCCGCACTTATAGTAGAAATGGTATCACTTCCAGAAGAACTTACCGACGAAGAATATAAAACTTGTCCTGGCTGTAAGCCGGCAGGAATTGCTTGTGCTACAATTTTTAATTGTTGTGTGCCATTTTTAATAGTTAGTGGGCAGTTAATTTCTACGGAAGGAGTACCACCACCGATTAATTTAATAGTAGAAGAACCACTCGCCTCATGCGTTATATACGAATAAGAATTAGAAGGATCTGTTACGGTTCCTATTTTACCTGTTCCCGTGCTATTTGCATCTAATGATATTTCTACACTTGCAGTTTGGTGGGAAGTTATACTTAATGCAGAATCACTTCCTCTAGAAATAGTAGGAGAGTATAACGCTTCATTCGAATTACTACCAAACATTAAATAATTGCTAATAGACAAAGTAGAATTAGGAATATTTGCGTAATTTGCACTAATTTTATATACAGAAGGAAAATGAATTCTAGCAGTAGACGAATCCTCTTCGTCCGTAAACTTTAAAGTAACACCATTTTCTCCACCAGAAGTAGTAAGTTGATCTGTTTGTAAATTTATAGTAGAAGAAGTTAGACTCCAAGTATCACTAAATTGACCAACAACTCTCTGTAGATATTCTTTTGTTTTAATTGCTTCATTTGCAGTTAAACTATGACATTCAATTTCATCAACTAATAATTTATGAAATCTAAATGGATATGTATATGTTTGACCAGAAGGAGATGTAAAATTGCTATCCGCGTAAATAGTTACTGCTTTATTAGTATAATCTGGACCAAGACTATAAGTACTTAATCGGTCTGGATCATTTAATTGTGCAAAAGTATCAAAAGCATTAATTCTAATTGTAGATTCATCTTTTTGATTGTTTGGATCTATGTTTCTAGGTTCATCTAATAATATTAATGTATTTCTCCCCGTATCATCTCCACCCGATAATATTAATCCACTACCAGAAGTAGTAACTTGTGGTATTATTTTATTTACACTTATCGTACTATTTAATGTAAAATCAAATTTTTCGGTGCCTGGACTATAAGATACCGCAATATTATCAGATCCACTAAAAGTAATAGTATTTCCGGCAGTATGAGTTCCAGATGTAGATACATTAGATAGTCTTAAATAATTATTTGTTGGTTTTGCAGAAATTAACGCTTGATTGCCAGTAGTATGTCTTACCGCAAATTGAATGTATTCCGTTGCAGCAGTAGCTCCTCCATTAAAATCATCTTCAAAAACCAGTGTTGTGGTTTCTTGTGCGGTTGCTCGTTCTTTTGCAACCAACAACGATCCAGTACCAGATATATTAGTGCTGCCTTCACCACTACTGTTGATATAAAGATCTGATCCATCCCATTCAAATGTGATATTTGCACCAGCACGAATATTTACCGCTTCACTGGTTTCTGCATTAAATTGATGTTCTGGTGAACCTGTTCCATTTTCAAATGTAATTGTTTTAATAAACGAATTACCAGTAAAACCAAGTATCTCCAATACTTGAGTTGAGTTTAGTGCTTGAACTGGATTGTCGGTATCATCGGTGTCATCGCGTCTACCTAAAATAGTTCCAGCAGTCAATACAACGGAACCAATTTCTCCCGTGTTTAGAGATTTTGATATTACAGAATAATCAGAAGGAGTAAACCATTCATATACATTTGAATTATTTCTTCGTAATAGTTGATTTGCTGTACTTGATGCTGGTATATCCGAATCTATAACGACATTACCACCACCGTTTATACTGGTAGTAATGTTTATTCCACCCAAAATACTAATACTATCTTCGCCAGATGCAGAAGAAGAACCAGAATCTCCAGTAATATTAGCAAAAGCATTGTTTATTGTTCCACCGCCACTGATTACTGTACTAGCACCACCTATTCCTGCAAAATCTGGTATTATTACACCAGATGTAGAAGATGTTGCAATGAATAATGGTTTATCTAACTCTCCATTTGTGTTGTCTGGGTTAACTGCTGTAACTGCTCCTGCTGTATCTGGATCAAGATAATAAATAGTTCCTGTTGTTAAACCAGTAAGACCTGTTATATTTGAAAATGGTCCAGATGTTATAACAACTGCATCGGTTCCATCTACACTTTCAACTATACCAATAGTTTGAGAATTTGTTAAAGTATTTGCTTGTGCTTTAACTACGGTGCTTGCGCCCATTCTGACAACATCACCAACACCAACACTTCCATCTTTTGGTAATTTTACTCTATTTACAAATTGATTTAGATAACCATCAGATGCTGTAATCGGTACAGATGTTGCTTCTGGAGTTTGGGTAAACGGTGTAGAGTTTAATATATCTGTAATTGTTATTGTATCTTTTACTATTACAGAACTACCGTTTGTTGAACTTGAAGTTAATTCTAAAATATCTCCAACTAAAACATTATTATAGTAATGTGAAAATAAAATAGAATTTGGAGAATCGAATCTACCTTGTATTGAAAAATATTCGGGAGTTGATCCTATTGATGTTTGTAATCTTAAATCAACTTGTCCTTGAGATTGTGTTGCTATAAATGGAAATACTGCTTTTGGTGTTGAATCAGTAACAAATCCTTTACCTGATTTTACTCCAAGATATTCACTTGAATACCATGCTTCTGTTTGTTCATCAAAAGTAAAATATACATTTTCTGTATTTGTATCCGAAGTGGATTCTATTACCAAACCACAATTGTCTCGGTTTGTTCCTGTGTTATTTAATGTGATTGTACCATCATCTACAATTAAATCAGCAACTGTAATGATTCCACCAAATGCATGATTTCCATTAATTTCTGGAGGTAGCATATTTGATGCTACTACTTTGTAAATTTGATCTCCAGAACCCTGAAACGAATAAAAAGAAGTATTTGCAATTGTTCCTGTAGTTAACGCAGAATAATCTAATATTACTTCTGAGTTACCATTACTGTTTGTTTGTGTACCTATTCCATAGAAAGAAACATCAGTGCCAACTGTTAATTCTATGGTTCCAGGCGTACCAGTTCTACTTTCCTGTAAACCAGCACCAGCAAATACATCATAAACATTTATTGGATTTACATAATCAATAATTTGATTGGTTCTTAAATACCAATTATAAAATGTATCGTTAAGATTTAACTTTACAATATCTATGTCATTTGTACTCATTGATTACTCTTTCCTTCCACTATTTTTTGTAGAAGATTTTTAATATCCTTAAGATCGGATTCCATACTAACAATTTTATTTTCTAGAGATTTTACTTTATTTATCTCATTTTTTCTTGCTTTGTATGCTTGAACTGCTCCTAAATTTGTATTTAAAACAGCACCAGAATACGAATCGCGTATCAAATCCTCTCTATCTTCTACTTTAAGTTTAGACAACACTGGCAACTCTCATTTCTTTGATTTGAGGAACCATTACGGGATTATCTGAATACATACAAATTTTTATTGCATATTTGGCAAAAGGTTGTTCTAGATCATTTGGTAAAGTATAGATGATATCTTCAAAAGTATTTTCATCTGGAGAGATATAATCAAATTTATTTGGTAATAATTGAATATATGGTTCTTCATCAAAGATACTATCTTTACCTACCGATTGTTGTTTTAAGAATACTTGAATTTTAGTTCCAGCTGGTAAATTAACACCTAATGTTATTTTTACATTTGTCGATTCAAAACCCTTTTCCAATTCAATTATCTTACTGATATAACGACTTCTTGCCATTTCACCAGAAACAATTGGAGTTACTGGATCCAATTCACCATTATATAAAGAACTTGTTTTTGTTAAAGTTGTATTATTTTCAATAAGATTTTGAACTCCAACCAACACAAGTCTATCTAAATCAAACATAGGACTAATGATATTATTAGTGCTATTTAATCCAATTTCCAATTCAATACTTGATCCATTGTATGTTACTTTGGAGGACTGTGGTAATTGCACATTAGTATTTGCATTTACTGAAATTTTATTGGTTTGAAGTACAGATCCAGATGCAGGAGTTGTACGCAATTGATATGATATTTCTGTGTTATTGAATTTAATTTCATCATTATTGATAGTAATTAATTCATATTTTTGTTCTGTTTTTGTTGGATCTTGTATATCATTTATTAAAATAGATCCATTTAAACTAGTTTCTGTACCAAATTCGCATCTGTTAATACCAAACATAAGATCTATATTTTCATATGCTTCCCATTTACCCGCGTTTTGACTCTTAAAGAAAGAACCAACCGCAGATTGTTGAGCAATACGAGATTCGCTGTCTATCAACAATTCTCCTATTTCTGCAACATAAAGAGTATAATCTGAACTATTTGTTCTTACGATCAAAGCATGTTCGCCAGGTAATAGGTGAACAGGAGTTGAGAATGTAAATCTAGTTTTAGTATTGTCCGTAGAACTATTTGGAGATCCACTCATAACCACCTGAGATGGATATAAAGTGGAAGTCGCAAATGGATAGATTGTTGTTTTTTCTCTGGTAAGAGGATAACCCGAGTTTGTTGGGCGCAACTCTACCGTAACTGGTAAGGTATCATCCACTTGTCCAAAGAATAAATCTACACTACTTACTAATATTCCTTGTGGATATACTTTTTCATCAATGAAGAAAGTTTGTGCTACTGGATCACTTATATTTTTATTATAAGATGCTGGACGCTTAATTGCTTTACGAGTTGATATAAACGAATCGTTTGCAGTTTCTATCGCACCCGCTGCTGTATATACGGTTTCTGCTATAGTAGTTGATGCATTTGCATTGTTTGTTGCAGAATCAGTAATTACTAATAGTTTGTCTCCTGCTTTAAACTTTCTTTGTCCAATATCAAAACTAAACTGTAAAGAACCTTTGTTATCTGTTTTTAATCCACCATTATATACTAATTGACCAACATTATTTACAATTTGACATTCTGTTGTAATATCAACATCATCAAAGAAAACATATACAGTAGTAAATGGTTTCAATCCTTCTGCTACCGCAGTGATTGTTTTATTACGAATAAATGGAATTACTGACTTATCTACAGTTTTATTTTCACCAATATTTACTGTATTTGGTGGTCTAAAATCACATGCAGGAGTTCTGTTTTTAAAAGTTAATCCTTTTATTGCAGAGCGATTTTTGTTTCTTTGTCTTCTGTTTAATTTTTTATGTCTTGCTTTTTTACCAAAACCAAATCCATTGTATTTACCTAACTTCTTACCACCCCATCTTCTCTTCCAGAAAGAATATTCTAAACCAACACCTGTTATATTATTGTTTGCAGGAGATGGTTTGACAACTTCAATTGCATCATTTATTCCATTTTCATTTTCTCTTACATCGGGAGGTTCGGTTGTATCGAACCACGCATCTGAAGATGGTGATAGTTTTACAGTTCCTATCCAAGCAATATCATTGAATGGATTGATTTTTTCAACTCCACTAGCACTAAGTTGAGTTATAGCAGGAACCTCTGTGTATGATAACAATACAACATTATCAGAAGTTTTTACAGTCCCAGACAATGTAGTATTTGTTTCGTCCATATCAAAAGAATGCATCTTAAATGGAGGACGAATAGTATTTTCTTCTGGATCAATGCAAATATTATATTGATCATTTTTAGTATCACCCTTAGAATGGGTGGTAAAGTTATCAACTAAAATAGAAGTTTTAACTCTTGGTTCTTGATTAGAATCTACGATTGGATCTGTTTCTACTTGTTTTTCTAATGAATTGAGAACAGTATATTGTTCTAATGATTGAATTCTATCATCAAGAGCAATAATATCCTTCATCGTATAACGACGATTGTTTACCATTATAGATGTTACATCATTTTTATCAAAAACAAATGGTTCTGCTGTTATATCATAAATTGTCATTGCATTTTCATCATCTGATGGTAACTCAGGATCAAATGCAGGAATACCAGCAATCAATTTAAATCTTAAATCTCTAGTGATTGCTAACTTATAAGAACGAGAAAGATAATATTCATAGTCTACATCAAATGAACTTGCAGGAGCAGGAATCCATTTCTTTATTATCTTTGCACTATTTCCTACTAATACTTTTACGGGACGCATATCAATAACAGAATCTAGTTTATAAGTTCTGCCTGTAGAAGGACTAGTAAAGTAAGGAATGTCTTCATAATCTATTCCACTATAGGAATTAACGGTAATAGGACCATTATTTGCATGATTAAAATAACGGTATGTTACGGTAATTGTAGTATTTTCTGGAACACCCTCTACAAGATATTCACTTTTTAGCGATACCTGTCCAAAATCATAAAGATTATCGGTTTGTCCATTAAACAAATTAAATTTATGTTTAATATCTTCGGTGGAAGATGATGTTGTAATTTTGTCAATTGCAAAGATATCAGAATTTAATAGATTAACTTTCCAAATACCATCTTTAGTTTTCTTTAATACTATATCGGAATCTGTGGCTCTAGTCATAATTTTATTACGAATACCACCAGATGGATATGGATTTACATTCATATTACAAATTAAACTAATACTATTAAGATTCCAGTTGCCTGTATTTCTTGTAATTGTAACAGTTGAATCTGAATTTGTTGAACTATAGTTATTTGTAACTATACTATAGTTTCCATCGGTTAAATCTACAATCGCACCATCATGTATAAGTGTGTAGTGTTCGATTAAATCATTAGAATCTACTTTACCTACTGTAGAAGATTCTCCTCCGATAAATCTAACATATTGATCACCACTCTTAAATACTAAAATTTTGTTAGTAGATTCTGGTTGTTCACCGAATTGTTGCTGAATTCTATAATCCATTTCTCCTACGGTCTTTATAGACGAACTGCCAGGTAAGGAGAATAAGAGAGTATTTAAATCAGAATCAAAAACTCTACTATATGTAAAGAAATTAGTAGAAGATGGAATATCAATTCCTCTGGTTGGATGAACAGTAAAGACATAATCATTTTCTAATGTTCCAGATGACAATTGAATGTCTTCATCTTCAAAATTATTGATAACTGCATTTGCAAAGGATTCCTCGTAGTAAAACTCTGAAACTTCATTCAAGTTATACTTTCTGGAAAGATTTGGAAGATAATCCATCTTAATATCAAAGAAATATGCCTGATATGCATCTTCTTCTTGTCTTCTTAATAAACGAATTCTACCACAACCAATAATTTCTTTTGTTTTTGAAGCACTGGTAACATCAAAATTGACATTTACATTGGTTTCGCTTCTGAGTGTCCAGTTTTCATTTACACCCGATCCGACAACAAATGGAGTTTCTGATATAGGTTGAATTACTATAACAGTATCGCGTTGATCTGCTGGATTGGTTAAGTCTTTGTGCGTAAACGAAAGTACAATACCTCTAGCAATACCTTCTGCGGTTCCTTTATTTTGGAAAACAATATCATTTGTTGCAAAATCTTCACCTTGATAATTGTTTATTTCGGGAATGGCAACCTGTACAGCATTTTCTCCTTTTCTTTGATTATTGGAGAATGCACTAGAAGATGTTTCAACAAAGTTTTTGGTAACAGTTCCAGTAGCGTCAATAAACACACCACTTACTTTTTCAATATCATAGATGGTTACTACATTACTATCTGGTGCATATTTTGTTTTGTTTTTATCCCAACCTCTACCACCATATTTTACTTGTCCGTTAGTACCTGATGCCAATTGGTATACAGTACCATTGTATTTTTCAAATCTACCTTGAGTTTCAAGAACTATTAGTTCTTTACTGTTTTCATTCCAAGATATAACTCTTCCTTTTACCAAATCGCTATTGTTATAAACTGGAGTTCCTGCATTATCTGCCTGTAATGCAAGATAATTGTATTGGAATACTGTATTATTGACAGTATAACCACCAAAATTTTCAGAATCTTTAAATCCTATTCTTACCAATTCTCCACAGGTAGGATTGTTCAAACTTGTAGATGATCTTGGTTTGTAGACTCCGCAAGGACCAATAATACAACCTAATTCGCTTACATTTTCAGTAGAAATATCAGCATCGTTTACACCATAAAATGCATGTACTCCTGTAGATTGAACATATAATTCAACTCCATCGTTACCTTGTGTTGGTAAGGCAAAATCTCCACCAATCGCAAGTACTTCTCCTACTGCTTGTATTTCTATTCCGTTTTTAACATAGTTTTGAGTAACTATATCACCAACGGAAAAGAATCCACCCTGTCCTTCATCTGAACAATCCGCCGTAGAATTGCATCCTAATGAACCAGAAGGTTTTACAATTATTCTTTTAGTATTTGCTTCTCTTGTAACATAAGCAATACTTGTACCATATGAAATAGGATTGGTAGTTGTTGCTGCGGAAGGATCTGTGAATATTACTCCGTCATCAATATTAAAATGTGCATTTTCTATATTAGTTGTTGCGTCATATGAAATACTACCAGTAACTTCAACATATAATGTACTTCCGCTTGTACTGGTTAATCCCGAATTAGAAGCAGGAATCCAACGAAGAGCATTACCAGTTGTAACTGTTATTGAAGTTGGATTTGCAGTATCTAAACATTTAATTTGTTTTACTGGGAAAACTTCTGTTGTATATGTTGTACTGCTGTTTGATGTTTCGGAATCCAAATCATATCCTGTTTGGAAATTTCCATGCCAAGGATCCGTAAATACAAATCTTGAAATATTACTTTCAGGAGCAACACTCATGTTCACAATAGAGTAAGATGCCAGAGATGTTTCTCCACCTATGAACTTACTTCTTGATCTTGCTGTAGGGTGTTGTGGTCGAATATAACCAGTATCATTTCCACTGTCGGTATCACCATCAGTATCAATTAATGATAAATAATCAGAACTTGCTGGATTAGTATGACCAGTTATGGATTCGGTAGAAAGTGCCGCTTCTGTTGTCACAAAAAGTACACTTCTGAATAAATCTTGACTTTGATCTGAAGCCAAAGGACTCCAGTACTTTACAATTGCAGAGCGAGTGTCAATTGGTTGTTGTGGTATTGTAATTCTGATATATCTTCCACCAAATTTCATAAATGGAAGTTCTTCCAGATTGATAGCATCGTACCAATTGTTTGGTGGCTCTACTATAAAATAATTACCAATATTAGCACCTAAATTATAGTCATCTGCTGCTATTACAGATTCACCTGTTCTTGCTTTATCGACAACAATATTTGTGTTGTTTATTGTTTCAAATTCATAACCAAAAACATAAGCTTTACCTGGCTTAACAGATAATACAAATTTATTTTTATCGCCTGGTTGAGAATCTTCGGGGGAATATACACCTTCTGGATCTCTACTTGCAGTTACTCTTTTTAATTGACCTAAATTGTAATTTGAATTATTAACATATTCATATAATACATTAGTATCATCTGAAGTATTAAAAAATT